TGCTACTACAACAGGTACAGGTGCATTTACATTAGGGGCAACTCAAACTGGCTTTGAAAGTTTTGGATCAGCAATTGGAAATAATAATACAACTTATTATACAATTTTTAATCAAGGTACTAATGAGTTTGAGGTAGGACTAGGAACATTAAATGCTAATAGTACAACACTAACTAGAACAACTGTTTTAACAAGTTCTAATTCTGATAATGCTGTTAATTTTTCTTCAGGAACAAAAGATGTATTTTGTACATTACCTGCAAGTAAGGCTGTTTATTTAGATGCAGCTGGGGATGCTGTTGGTGTTCAAGGTGGAAATATTACAACTTTAGGAAACACTTTTACTAATTGGAATAACGTTAATTCTAATACAACAACTACATTGGCTACAACAAGCAATGCTTTTTTAGCAGGCTTAATTACAGTTAGTGCTAATGCAACATGGACTCTTGGAGGAGATGGTTCATTGACAATTATTTAAAATAACAATAAAAACAGTTTGTTTTTACTATAAATGGAGATATAATAAATCATGGCAAGTCAATTAAAAGTAGATCAATTAGCAGGAGCGGCAGGAAACACAGTAACAGTTCCGGCTGGCCAAACATTAGATGTTTTAGGAACTCTAGATATAGATGGTGGTACACTTGTATTACCTAATACAGTAGTAACTACAACAGGAACACAGACTTTAACAAACAAAACTTTAACAGCACCTAAAATTGGTACTTCTATTTTAGATACTAACGGATTAGAACTAGCTTTATTAACAGCTACTAGTTCAGCAGTAAACGAAATTACACTAGCTAACGCAGCAACAAACGCCGGTCCTAGAATATCAGCAACAGGTGGAGATTCTAATGTTGATTTAGATTTATTAGCAAAAGGTACTGGTCATTTAACAGTTAGAGGTAATAGTAATCCTGGTATTATTCAATTAAATTGTGAACAAAATACACACGGTCAACAAATAAAATCACAACCTCATTCAACAAATACAACTAACATTATGTTGTTACCAGAAGGTGCTGATTCAACTTTAGTATCTCGTGTTTCAGTAGACACTTTAACAAGTAAAACTTTAACTAGTCCTAAAATTGGTACAAATATTTTAGATACTGGTGGAAATGAATTACTTGTTTTAACAGCTACAAGTTCTGCAGTAAATGAACTTACTTTAGCAAATGCGGCAACAGGTGGAGCACCTAAATTCACAGCATCTGGGGGAGATAGTAATATAAGCATAAACCTTATTCCCAAGGGAACAGGTGAAGTACAGTCAAATGGAGTAGGTTTAGCAACAACAGGAAAAGCTATTGCAATGGCGATCGTTTTCGGATAATATTAACAAATAGGAATAAAAAATTATGGCAAATCCAAATATAGTAGCAGTAGCAACAATCAAAGGAGAATCAGTTGGTTTTAATATGGCGGCTAACGTCACAACAACTTTACTAACAGTATCTTCAAACGTTGTTTTAAAAGTAAACAGAATTCAATGTGCTAACGTAGATGGCACAAACGCAGCTAACTTAGATTTATTAGTAACAAAAGCTAACTTTACATCAGCAGGTGTAACTAACTTTGATACTTCAGGAAGTTTTTATTTAGCAAAAACAATTTCAATTCCCGCAGATGCTACACTTGTAGTATTAGATACACCTATTTATTTAATGGAAGATGATGTTTTAAAAGGCGGAACAGCTGCAACAGGTGATCTAGATTTAATTATATCATACGAAGTAATCAACGACGCATAGGGGGTAATCAGCTATGGCTAATGGCGGAATTATCGGACCAGTTAACACAGTTAACTCAGCACAGTGTGTAACAGCAAAGACAACTACATTTAATTCATCAGGAACTTTTACAGCGCAGGCTACATCTAATGCAGATTTTTTAGTTATAGCTGGCGGAGGCGGTGGTTCACCTAGTTCTAATAATGGTGCAAATCTATCTAATGGTGGTGGAGGTGGTGGTGCTGGTGGTTTTCGTGCATCAGGACCTTTCACTCCTTCTCCTTCTAATAGAAGTTCTGCAGTTCCCGTAGTATCGGGAACACCTTATACAATAACAGTTGGAGGAGGTGGACCAGGAGGTGGAGGATCTGGTCAAGCTGCTACTAGGAATGGTGGTAATTCAATATTTTCAAGTATAACATCTAAAGGTGGTGGTGGTGGAGCATCCGATGAAGGAAGTTGTGCCGGTGCCCCTGGTGGATCAGGTGGTGGTGGTGGTGGTCCTCAAAACAGTAATAATGGAGGTGGAACAGGTAACGCTCCTCCTACAAGTCCTGCTCAAGGAAATCCTGGTGGGCCCGGTGGTGGTGAAGGTGGTGGCGGTGGTGGAGCTGGTGGAGCAAATTCTAATGCACCTGGTGGAGCAGGTTTAGCAAATACAATTTCAGGTAGTTCAGTAACAAGAGCTGGTGGCGGTGGTGGTGGAGCTGGAGGTGGTGGTGGTGCTAGTAATGGGGGATCAGGTGGTGGCGGAGCCGGTGGTGCTCCAAATTCTGTTGGTGCTGCTGGAACAACTAATACAGGTTCAGGTGGTGGTGGAGCTGGTGGAGGAGGTAGTAATACTGCTGGATCAGCAGGTGGACCAGGTTTAGTAATTATTAAAGAACCTGCAGTATCTATTCCAGCAAGCGCTCCAGGTGTTTGGTCAATGAACACAGTATATGATTTCGTAAAAAGTAACAATTGGGTTTCAGCTCCCGCATTTATTTCAGCAACAGGTGGTACAATTTCAGAAAGTGGTAATTTTAGAATTCATACATTTAACTCATCAGCAACTTTTGCTGTTACAGCAGCTTTTGGTAAACCAGCCGCAGAATCATCGGCAGATTGGTTAGTCATTGGTGGAGGTGGAGGTGGTGGAACAACTATAGCTGGTGGTGGTGGAGCTGGAGGATATAGAGAATCTCCAGGAACAACTACAGGTTCTTATACTGTTTCTCCAAGAGCAGGTGGTTCGGCTGTTGCTTTAACAACTCAAAGTTATACAATTACAATCGGTGCAGGTGGAGCAGGTGCTAGTTCAGGTGGTACAAATGGAACACAAGGTGCAGTTTCAAGTGCATTAAGTATTACATCAGCAGGAGGTGGTTTTGGTGCAGGAGCTACACCACAAACAGGTGGTCCGGGTGGTTCAGGTGGTGGTGGTCCGGGTTGTGCAGGTCCTGCAACAGGTGGTACAGGAAATACACCTCCCACAAGTCCCGCTCAAGGAACTAATGGTGGTACAGGAAGACAAACTCCAGGTTGTCGTGGTGGTGGTGGCGGTGGTGGAGCAACAGTTGCAGGTAGTCCAGGTGCTTCTCCTTATTCAGGTGGTGCTGGTGGAGCTGGTGGAACAAGTTCAATTAATGCAACCCCAACTGCAAGAGCAGGCGGTGGTGGTGGAGCAGGAAATGGTAATGCTCCCTTTAGAGGTGGAGCCGGTGGAGCTGGTGGTGGAGGAACTGGTGGAGGAACTCCAAGTCCAGGCGGTAATTCAGGAACAGCAGGAACAGCAAACACAGGTGGTGGAGGTGGTGGAGGTGCAGGCAGTAACCCTAGTTCGTCAGCAGGTGGTGCTGGTGTTGTTGTTATTAGATATAAATATCAATAATTGACAATAGTAATAAAAAATATATAATTAGATTTTAAGGAGATAAATATTATGGCACATTTCGCAGAACTAGATGACAATAATGTAGTACTAAGAGTAGTAGTAGTTAGTAACGACTGCGTACCTTCAGACGAACACATAGATGGTGAAACATGGTGTGTTAATTTTTTTAAAACTCCAAATTGGAAACAGACTTCTTATAATCATAATTTTAGAAAACAATATTGCGGGATAGGTTTTACTTATGACTCTGCAAAAAATAAATTTATAAATCCAAAGCCTCATGCTTCATGGTCATTAGATTCTAATGATGATTGGCAATCTCCAGTAACTTATCCAACAATTACAACTTATGAAGATGGAACATATACGCAAGCAGAAGTAGATGCAGACGTATTTCCAGAAGGACATGCACAAGCAGGTCAAAGATGGTTTGGTTTTGTAGTAGGGGATGTAAAACATTCTTCTTATATAATTACTTGGGACGAAGCAGGTCAAAAATGGACTGCAGAAGATCACGAAGATCCAAAAAATAATTTCAATTGGGATGCATCAGCACTAGCTTGGGTATCCGCATAAGGAGAACTAAGATATGGCAAGTCCAACAAACAGCTCACAAAACGGCGGGATAATTGGAGTTAGTAATAATTTTATTGCTGAAGTAAAAACAATAATTACATCAAGTACTCCTTCAGCAGTTACAACTCAACCGACAACTTCATCTATTGACTACATGATAGTGGCAGCAGGTGCTGGTGGTGGTGGAGATGATTATGGTGGATTTTCTGGCGGTGCTGGTGGAGGTGGTGGATATAAAACAGCAACAAGTGTTTCAGTTACAGGTGGCGCAGCATTAGGTGCTGTTGTTATTGGTGCTGGTGGAAATGGATCTGGTTGTAGATCAGTTACAGGTGCAGCTGGTGGTGTTTCTTCTTTTGTAATAGGTGGTTCTACTGTTACAGCAACAGGTGGTGGCGGAGGTGGTTCTAGAAATACACCTTCAGGAGCTCAATATGGTGGACAACCCGGCGGGTCAGGTGGTGGTGCTGGTCAAGCTGATAGTTGTGCACAATCTCAAAGATTTGGATCAGGTGTATGTGGTCAAGGTTTTCCAGGAGGAAGAAGTTTATTTCCAGGAGGAAGCCCAGGCGATTCTGGCGGCGGCGGTGGCGGCGGTGGTGGAGCAGTAGGTGGTAATGGATTAAATACTTCAAATCCAGCAGGTGGAGCCGGAGGTGCAGGTATTCCATTTGAAGGTGTAACTTATGCAGGCGGTGGTGGTGGAACAGGTTATAACACTAGCGGAGCAGGTGCACCAGGTGGAGGAGGAAATGGAGCTAGATATCCAAGTTCCTCTCCTACGACAACTGCAGGAACAGCAAACACTGGTGGTGGTGGTGGTGGTGGTGGTGGTGGAAGTCCTAAACCAGGTGGAAATGGTGGATCAGGTGTAGTAATTATAAAACAACCTGGAGGCGCGCCAGGTGTTTGGTCAATGCAATCGTTATATTCAAATGTTAGAGCAGGGACTTGGACTAACTAGTAATTGACAACTTTATAATAATATTTTATATTATTTTTGAGAAGACATATGCAATTACAAAATTATTACTATTGGTTTAAAGATGCCATACCTCATCATGTATGTGATGACATTGTGCGTTATGCAAAATCTATTCAAGATGAAATGGCAGTTACTGGTGGACTAGGCAATAGAAAATTAAATAAAAAAGAAGTACAAGATTTAAAAAAGAAAAGAGATTCAGATATAGTTTGGTTAAACGAACGTTGGATTTATAATGCAATCCATCCCTATATTCATGCAGCTAATAAAGACGCTAATTGGAATTTTGAATGGGATTTTTCTGAGTCATGTCAATTTACAAAATATAAAAAAGGCCAGTACTATGATTGGCACTGTGATAGTTGGGATAGACCTTATCATAAACCAGAAGATCCTAACTCACATGGTAAACAAAGAAAATTATCTGTAACTTTATCTTTATCTGATGACAAAGATTATAGTGGTGGAGAGTTAGAATTTGACATGAGAAATCTTGATCCAGATAAGAAAGCCAACACCCATGTATTAAAAGAAATAAGATCTAAAGGTTCTTTAGTTGTATTTCCTTCTGATGTATGGCATAGAGTTAAACCGGTTAAACGTGGTGTTAGACATAGTCTAGTAATTTGGAACCTCGGATACCCATTTAAATAGGAAAGATATGAAAAAGAAAAAGAAAAGAATTAAAAAACCAAAATACCCTCAACAGTTAAATAAGGAGGATTATTTTAAATGTCCTATATGGTTTGCGGATGCTCCAGAATTTGTTAGTGAAATAGATAAAGCGTCAGATAAATATATAGATGAAGCTATAAAAAATTTACAACCAGATATAGATAAACGTAATAAAACAAATAAAACTAAAGGAGATCTTGGTAGTGTTTATCATTCTACATCATTAATTGGAGACCCTGCATTTAAAGTATTAACAGATTATATTGGTGCAACATCAAATAACTTATTAATGGAAATGGGTTTTGATATGAGGGGTCATCAATTGTTTACTACAGAAATGTGGGTGCAAGAATTTGCTAAAGATGGTGGTGGTCATCACACATTACATACACATTGGAATGGACATATGTCAGGTTTTTATTTTTTAAAAGCCAGTGATAAAACATCGGTGCCTTTGTTTGAAGATCCAAGAGCAGGTAATGTTATGAACTTATTACCTGAATTAGATAAATCAAAAGTAACTTATGCAAGTTCAGCCATTCATTACAAAGCAAAACCAGGTCGAATGATATTTTTTCCATCATACATGCCACATCAATACACTGTTGATATGGGTGTTGAACCGTTTAGATTTATTCATTTTAACTGCCAAGCAATACCAAAAGGAGTATTAAATGTCGTTTAAGAAAAATAAATATAAAGTATTAAGAGGAGCTATAACTCCAGATGTAGCTGAGTTTATCTACACTTACTTTTCAAACAAAAAAACAACAGCAAGATTTTTATTTGATGAAAAATATCTATCGCCTTTTAACGCAGAGTACGGTGTATGGAATGATGATCAAGTTCCTAACACTTATTCACACTATGGTGATATGGCAATGGAAACCTTACTAGGTATGCTAAATAAAAAGATGGATAAGGAAACGGGACTAAAGTTATGTCCTACTTATTCCTATGCAAGAATTTATAAAAAAGGAGATATCCTAGTTAGACATAAAGATAGATATTCATGTGAAGTATCTACTACGTTGAATTTAGGTGGTGAGCCATGGCCAATTTATTTAGACCCAACTGGAAGAAAAGGACAAGCTGGAATTAAAATAGAATTAGAACCAGGTGACATGTTAATTTATTCTGGTTGTGATGTTGAACATTGGCGAGAACCTTTTGAAGGTAAAGATTGTGCACAAGTATTTTTACATTACAATAATTTAAAAGGTAAAGATGCTAAAGCTAATCTATATGATAAGAGACCTATGTTAGGTTTACCTTCATATTTTAAAGGCTTTACAGTACCTAAAAAATAATATACAATTTAAGCTTGTGAGGGGATGATCCACCACTGATTCCCCTTACTTTATTCATATTGATATATGCTCTAATCTAGTATATTTTGTAACTTGGAGTTTATATGTTAACAAAAATCACATTAAAACCAGGTTTAGATAAACAATCATCAGATACTGGCGCCGAAGGAAGATGGGTCAATGGTGACTACATGCGTTTTAGATATAGTTATCCTGAAAAAATAGGTGGGTGGTCTCAATTAACAGCAAGTAATTTAGTAGGTGCAGGCAGAGATCAACATGCGTGGGTAGATAATGCTGGTAATAAATACGTAGCAATTGGCACAAACAAACTGCTTTACATTTATTTTGAAGGTGCTGTTTACGATATAACTCCTATTGATAAAGATAAAATTCAAACTGGAGTTGCTATTGGAAGTACTAACGGTTCCAATGTTTTTACACTAACTTATGGTGCTGCACACAATGCAACAGTAGAAGACATTCTTTTAGTAAGAGATGGGTCTGTTGCTTTAACAGGGGTCAGTACTTCTTTCACAGCTGCTGACTTTAATGGAAAGTTATTTGAAGTATTAAGCACTCCAAGTGCTACTACACTAACTATTAAGATGACAACTTTAGCTAATAATAACGAAACAGGTACAGGTGGCGCTATTGCAACTGCAACTATAGATCCTTATTATGAAATAGGACCTGTTACTCAAGGGTATGGTTTTGGTTGGGGTACAAATACATTTGGTGGACAAGTTATTCCACCAACATTTACAACTTTAAATGGTGTATTAACAGCAAGTGGTGGTAACAATGGTTCTGCTACAGAAATTACTTTAACTTCGACAACCAGTTTTACAATTCCTAGTGGCGGATCAACTGAGGTTATTCAAATAGACAATGAATTAATTGGCTACACTGGAATTACAGGCAACAAAGTAACAGGTATTACAAGAGGTATTAGTGGAACTACTGCTGTTTCTCATACTAATGGAACAACTGTTTTTGATGCAAGTGGCTATGTAGGTTGGGGTAGTGCAAGTTCTTCAGCACAAGTTGTAATTGAACCAGGACAATGGAGATTAGTTAATTATGGACAAATTTTAATAGCGTTAGTACACAACAAAAAAGTATGGCAATGGGATCCAACGTTAACAAATGCATTAATTACAAGAGCAGTTATATTACCTAATGCACCAACAGCATCAAGAGACATGTGTGTGTCAACTCCCGATAGACATTTAGTTTTTATTGGAACAGAAACAACGTTAGGAGATTCTACTACACAAGATGATATGTTTGTAAGATTCTCAGACCAAGAAAATATTGATGGGGTTGGAGCTTATACTGCAACCGCTACTAACACAGCAGGGTCACAAAGACTTCCTGATGGATCTAAATTATTATCAGTAATTGCAGGTAAGACTGCATTATATGTTTGGTCAGATACTGCAATGTATACAATGAAATTTGTAGGCCAACCTTTTACTTTTGGTTTTGAACAAGTTGGTACTAACTGTGGAATATCTAGTCAACACGCACCGGTCGAAATTGATGGTGTTGCTTATTGGATGGGACCGAATGGTTTCTTTAAATATACAGGGGGTAGAGTTTACAGTATGCCTTGTCTTGTTGAAGATTATGTTTTTGAAGATATTAATGTAAATGCTAACCAACAAATACATGGTGCTGTAAATAATTTATTTGGTGAAGTAACTTGGTTTTATTGTAGTCAAGGATCAGATGAAGTTAACCGTTCTGTTAGTTACAATTATATAGAATCAAGCGACCCGGATCCAATATGGACAACGAGTTCACTTGCTAGAACAACATGGACACCAGAAGGTGTTTATGGAAAACCCTATGCTACACAGTATATAACAAATATTGCACCAACAGAACCAAATGTAAATGGTGTAACCAATGGTGCTAGTTATTTTTGGCAACATGAAGTAGGAACAGATGAAGTTTTTGCCAATGGAACTGTTAATGCAGTATTAGCTAATGTTGAATCAGGGGATTATGATATTAGTGATCAACAGGGATTAAATGGTGAGGGAGAATACATGATGAGAATAAGTAGATTCTTGCCTGACTTTGGTGCACAAACGGGAAATGCACAAGTAGCATTAAACACAAAAGCTTTTCCTAACAGCAATACTATTACAAATACATTTACGGCAACAACAAGTACCACACAATTAAACACTAGAATAAGAGCTCGTCAAATAGCTTTTAAAGTATCTAATACAGGTACTGGAGAAAACTGGAGACTAGGAACTTTTAGACTAGACATACATGCAGGAGGAAGAAGATAATGGCAAAAATATCAGAAGTAGTACCTACAATTGAAGGACCAGAGTTTGATAGACAAAACGTACAGAATTTGGCTAACAACGTAATATCAATTGTACAAAAAATGAATACTACATACCAACAACAAATAAAGGATGAGCAAGAAGCCTTTACATTTTTTACAAGTTAAGTTAAAACAACAAAAAGATTATAATGGCTAATGCATATAAACTACATCATACTACTTTGGATGCTGCTACTACAGCTGACTGTTATACAGTCCCAGCTGCTACAGTAGGTATTATTAAATCTATTTCTGTGTACAATGCAAATGTGGGAACAGCTGTTTTAACTCTATCTGTTTTTGATAGTAGTTCTAGTACAGCATTTATTTATGATAAACATTCTTCAGCAACAACTGTTAAAAATGAATTTTTAAAAGGAGATGATTCAACTGTGTTGATATTAGAAGAAGGCGACAAGATTCAAATGCTTTCTGATGTTGCAAGCCCAATAGTTACAATAAGTGTATTACAACAAGATAGGACTTAATGACAAAAACAACAATAATTAACGGACAAGAAGTACCTTTGATAGAAGCAGAAGTAATAACTACCTACAGAAATAAAAAAACAGGTGCAATATATAAAGATGAAGAAGCGTATAAAGCAGCTAACATACTCCCAGAAAATCTGGAACAAGATGTTAAAGTCATAATGCCAGCACTTGATTTATGTGGAAAAAACGGATAATAGTATAAGTTCAGGAGAAATGCCTGCTATTTTAATATATAACAATTTCAAAGGAATATAATCTATGGATGTATTTGGCTACATTAACAAAGCTAGAGAAACTTATGACAAGTATAAAGGTCTTGTTGATGCTGGAGCGAGTGCTGTTAAAGGTTACCTAGATTACAAAAATCAAAAAGAGAGAAACGAATTAAGCGAAAGCGCATATAGAGACTACATGCTTGAAGTAGCATCTGCAGGGCAAGAAGCACAATCAGCAGTAGATTTAAATTTAACTCCAATGGAAGTTACAAATATTCCTAGATCCAAAGCAGACGTAACAGATTTCACGGCTCTAGCAGCCAATGGTGGTATTATAGGTTTAAGAAATGGTGGTGATCCTAATGCAGGTATTACAGCTCTTAGAAAAAAAGCACCAGGTGTTGTAAAAGCAATGGGATTTAATATGGGTGGTGGTCCTGGTATTGAAGCACTTAGAAAAAAAGCACCCGATGTTGTAAAGAGAATGGGATTTGCTATGGGTACTGGATTAAAAAACTCAACGGAAATTGAAAATATTGATACAACAATTATTGAAAACCCACAAGGAGAGCCCCCTAGAATATTAGAAGAAAACATGAAAATGTCAGAAATACCTAAAGACCTTACAATGGATGAAGCTGTAAGAGTTTTTAAACTAAGCAATGACCGTGATCCAATAAGTATTGAAGAAGTAATAGAATTTTTTAAAAATAGAAAACTATCTGCTAAAGGTGGTATCATTGGTTTAAGAAATGGTGGTCGACCTGGTTACATGATGGGTGAAGGTCCTGTAAGGGACAACACTGTACGTATTGATGACGCTATTGAAACAGAAGCACTTTCTAATGATGAAGAGTCTATGGAAATGGCTTATAATAGTGGTACTGCCTATTCTAATAATGAAGGTGTACATGGTATTGAAAGAGCTTACAGAATTTGGCAAATTTTACCAGACGATATTCAAGGTGGTTATGGTGGTTTTCAAGATTTTTTTGAAACATCAGATTGGCATGGAGTTAAAATGCAAAAAGGTGGTATAGCAGGTTTAAGAAATGGTGGTCGACCTGGTTACATGGATGGTATGGGTCCAGTAGGTGGCATGATGGGTGAGATGACTGACGACACTGATGGCACTGTAGATGTAAAAGATTTTATAACTAAAAAAGATGATGTAGAAATATTAAACAGAATTTATTCTGAAAGTGGTGATGAAGGTGTTCAAGCATACATACAAGAAAATCCAGAATTAAAAGACAAGTATGCAAATATTTATACCGATTATGAAACAGATACTGTTAAAGTAATTAAAAATCAATTGTATGATATGAAATCAAGTGACAGTGGTATTATAATGCTTAATGTTACTGAAAATGGAATAGAACCTATTGAAAAGAAAAAAGGTGGCAGAGTCAAGAGAGCCGGAGGAGGCGTCATGGATCTTGGTGGCATGGAAAAAGATTATAGATTTAACGGTGGGTTTGTACCCATTGGAGAGTACGAAAAAAAAGATGATGTACCTGCAAGACTTTCTAAAAACGAATTTGTATTTACAGCCGATGCAGTAAGAGCTGCAGGTGGAGGAAGTATTAACAAAGGTGCACAAAAAATGTACAATACTATGAAAACATTAGAAGCAAAACCACAAGCTAAAAGGATGACAGCATAATGGCAGTTAATTACGATACATCAGGAAACGGTTTATTACCTTCAGGAGTACTACAACCTTACGGTCAAAATATTCTTAAATATGGTATCGGGCAACTAGGGACTCCTATTGATGTTGGAGCACTAACACCACAAGTTGCAGGTCAAACAGCATTTCAACAACAAGCACAACAAGGTATAGCTAATCAATCTGGCCTTGGAGATATTCAAAGAGATGCTAGTGGACAAGTTACAGGATTTACAGGGGGTACAGGTGTTGCATCTTACCAACCTTATTTAAATCAAATGTCTCAGTTTAATACGGCAGCTGAAGGTTTAGCAGATCCTTCGCAAGATTATCAAGCTTTCATGTCGCCTTATCAACAAGAAGTTATTAATACAACTATGACTGACTTTGATAGACAGGCACAAATAGGATCTGGGCAAGTGGGTATGAATGCATACACTGCTGGAGCTTTCGGTGGTTCTAGACAAGGTGTTGCAGAAGCTGAGTATCAATCTAACTCAGATAGAAACAGAGCAGCATTACTAGCAGGATTATATGGTCAAGGTTATGATCAAGCACAGGGTTATAGACAACAAGCAATGGGTAATCAATTAGGACTAGGTTCATTACAACAAGGACTAGCATCGTTTGTACCTGGAATGGAACAACAAAATTTAGCGTCATTAGATGCAATTGGTCAACAAGATCAATTGTTAGAGCAATCTAAATTAAATGCAATGGCACAAGCTAATCAAAGTGCATACCAATTACCACTAGACAGAATTACAGATGTTGCAAATATCTATGGTACTGTATCTGGCGCAATGCCTGGTTCACCTACACAAAAATTTGCACCTAATCCATTACTTACTGGTATTGGTGGTTTTGCTAACATGTATACAACACTCGGTGGTTCCGCTATGACTAGAGGTAGTTATGATCCAAGAGCTGTTGCTGCAGGCATTCAATCAAACAACGATGATATATAATGTATAATAAAATTTTAAAAAGACCAATGTTTAATATGGGTGGTAGAACTTACCAGGCCCAAGGGACTGGCATCACGTCTGGTTTAGATACTCCAAGAAGAGGACTAGTTCAACAACCTGGAGGATATGCAGGAGAAGACACTAGAGAAATTATAAACACGGAGAGAGAAGAAATTTTTAGAACTCCAGAAGGACAAAACTTTAGAGATGTTGTTTCATCTTTTGGTGAGTACGCAAATGCTTATGATGCAGAGGGTAATGCAAAAACAATAGGTCAAATGGGTTATGACCAAGCTAAAAATATTACTGAAAAAAGAAAACTTAGAAAAGACACACAAGATTTAGCTGAGTTAGAAGGGTTAAAATCTAGAGAAGAAAGACTTATAGCAGAGGAAAAATTAGCTGGAGATCTTGAAATAACTAAAGCAGGGGTAAGACCTTTAGATGTAGAAGCTAAGAAAAAATTAGCAGGAGACGCAGCAGAGTTATTAGCAACAGCAAAAAAAACAGCAAAAGCAACAAATGAACCTATACCTCAACATGTTATAGATGAAATTGAAGCATTAAACATATTAGCTCTTG